CCCTGACCTTCAGACGAAAGTTCAGGGCGCCTCTGAGGTGGCGGAGATTACCCGTCGCCGCGCTTACTTCGCCAGCTTGAAAGAGTTGGTGGACGACTACGAAACGGTCAACGTGGACCCAGCCTTCGTGGACTGGCTCTCGGGAACCGATCCGCTGTCGGGCCTCGGCCTGAGCGTGCTGCTTGGAGACGCCTTTGAGAAGTTCGACGTCGTTCGCACGGCGAAGATCTTCGAGGCTTTCAAGAAGGAAACGGGTCGAGCCCCGACGCCGCCGGCCCCGACGCCCGAACCGGAAAAGCCTAGCCTCGAAGCCGAGGTGTCGCCCGGTCAATCCGGCACATCCACGGTGATCACCCCCGACGACGGGAAGAAGATCTGGTCCTCTGCGGAGGTTCACGAGTTCTACACCGCCGTCACCCGGGGCGACTACCGCGGACGCCAGGAAGAAGCCCGCCGCATCGACGCTGAGATCGACCGCGCTCTCATTGAAAACCGCGTCCGCAGCTAACCACTGCTAACGCGGTGGAGGTGAGAGCGGGACCCCCCTCTCACCTCCATTGAGCGAGCAAACCAATGCCTGTGCCAGTCCAGGGTGTTTTCGTCACCAACCCCGCCTACGCGGGTACGTTCATTCCCCAGCTGTGGTCGGGGAAGCTGAACGCCAAGTTCTATGCGACGACCGTTTTCGGCGAGATCGCGAACACGTCCTATGAGGGCGAGATCAAGTCGATGGGTGACACGATCACCATCAACAACATCCCGTCCATCGCGATCAACGACTACACCGTTGGTCAAAACCTGAACTACCAAGTTCCGGTGCCGAACAAGGTCGACCTGTCGATCGACAAGGCGAAGTACTTCGGGGTCAACGTCTCTGACGTCCTGGAGTACCAGTCGAAGCCGGCGCTGATGTCGATGTTCACCGACGATGCGACGAAGCAGATGAGCATCGCCATCGACCGCGGCATCCTGCTGGCCGAGTTCAACAACGGCGCTGCGGCCAACAAGGGTTCCGCCGCCGGCGTGCTCTCTGGTGCGGTTAACCTCGGGGTGGACAACACCCCGGTGGATCTGAACGCTTCGGCTGACGCCATCCTCAAGGTGATCTTGGGCATGGCCACGGTGCTCGACGAGCAGAACGTGCCGGACACGGACCGCTGGCTGGTCATCGACCCCGCGACCCGTCTGCGCCTGATGCAGTCGCCGCTCCAGCAGGCCTACCTGACCGGTGACGACAAGTCGATCCTGCGGAACGGCAAGATCGGCATGATCGACCGGTTCACGGTCTACCTGTCGAACCAGCTGCCTGCCGCTGCTGCGGGTCAGTCGCTCACCGGCGGCGCCCAAGGCGGCTCGGCCAAGCGCCGCGTGCTGATCGCTGGCCACACCACGGCTCTGACCTTCGCGTCGCAGATCGTGAAGACCGAGGACCTGCCCAACCCGAACGACTTCGGGCGGCTGGTGCGCGGCCTGAACGTCTACGGTCACCGGATGATCAAGCCGGAAGCCTGGGCCATGGCTCTGGTCGCCAACTAACAGCGGCTCACCGCTGGACATGAACGCCGCGACAGCTAACACTGTCGCGGCGTTTTTGTGTTAGGAAGTCCCCATGACTGTCCTCGCTTCCGCCATCCTTGCACGCGTGCGCTCTCAGTTGATTGACGAGGGCGCGACCCGCCGTTGGAGCGACGCCGAGCTTCTGCGGTGGCTGTCCGACGCTGAGCGCGCCCTGGTGGCCGCCAGTCCCTCGCTAGGGGAGGTGACCGCGCCGTTCGCCCTGGCGATCGGCACCAAGCAGACCTTGACCGGTCAGGCGTTCATGCTGCTCGACGTGCGCCGCAACCTGGGCGAGGACGGTGCGACGCCGGGCCGCGCCATCACCGTGGTGACCCGGGAACTGCTGGATGGGTTCGACCCCTTGTGGCATGCAGGCCGGCGCTCGGCGACCATTTCGAACTTCGTCTACGACCCGCGCACCCCCAAGACCTTCTACGTCTACCCTCCGGCGAACGGGGAGACCCAGATTGAGGTGAGCACGGCCAACACCCCGGCGGAGATCACGGCGCTGGATCAGGCCATCACGGTGCCGGATCTCTACCAGACCGCGCTGTTCGACTACGTGATGTTCCGCGCGCACCAGAAGGACACCGACTACGCCGCCGGCATGGAGAAGGCGCAGGTTTACCTCCAGCTGTTCACGGCGTTCGTTGGAGGTCACGAGGGCGGCAAGCTCGCGGAGAGCCCCAACACGGCCCTGGGTCCGACGGATCTCAATAGCAAAGGGGCTGCCAAGTGACGCCGATCAACGCCTTCCACAGCCTGATACTGCCGTTCGTCCACGACTGCTCCCCGATCGCCGCGGAGATCGCCGCCCGGCAGGCCTTGATCGAGTTCTGCGTCGCCAGCGAGTGGGTGCAGTTCGAATGCGACCCGCTGACGATCCAGGCCGGTGTGAACACCTACGAGATCGAGACGGAGCAGGATCAACTCTGCACCCGGGTGCTGCGCGCTGTCGTGGTCGATGAGAGCGGCGCAGAACTGCGCCTGTCGTTCAAGACCCAGGACGAACTGGACGCGCGCTACCCGGACTACCGCACGCGCACGGGCCCGCCGCAACTCTACACTCAGATCACGCCGGATGAGATCATCTTGGTGCCGACGCCGACGGTGCGGGTTGTCGCCGGCCTGCGCATGATCGTGGCCACGCAGCCGACCCAGGACGCCGCCGAGGTGGACGACACGCTGTTCCAGCGATGGGCCGAGGCGATCGCCTACGGCGCGCGCGGGCGGCTGAAGGGGATGAGTGGGCAGCCCTACTACGACCCCGCCGCCGCTCAGGTCGAGATGGCGCAGTTCCGCGCGTGGGTGTCCCGGGCCAAGCTGGAGCGGACGCGGGACCTTGGCCGTCCGAACCGCACCGTGCAGATGCGGGAGTGGATCTGATGGGCTCCCGCCTCAAGTTCGTGGTCGGCGACACGCGCCCGCCCGTCGTGGTCCAGTTGACGGACAACGGCGTGGTGATCGACGTCTCCTCCGCCACCGTGGTGCTGAAGTTCCGCGAGGCCGGCACCACCACGCTGCTGCTTACGATCACCGGAGAACTTCTCCCCGGAACGCTGGAGGCGGACGGCATCACGCCTGACCTGACGCAGTATCCGACGCCGGGCTCAGGCGGGCGCGTGCAGTTCGTATTTCCGCCGGGCGCACTGGATCTAGACCCCGGCTACTACGAGGGTGAGATCGAGGCGACGTTCCCGGCAGGAATCGTCCACACGGTCTACCACAAGATCAAGTTCGCGCTCAGGGAGCAGTTCTGATGTACGCGAATAACGGCCCGAATTGGGTGCTCTGCGAGGCGAGCGACCCTGGTGCAACCCTCTGCCAGGAGGAGCCGCTGCCGCCCGAGGGCACCTATCGCGTCCTCGGCTACAACCTGTTCGATGTGGGCGGCGTTCCTGTTCTCCAGTGGAGGTGGGTTGAGTGGTCGCTTGAGGACGCCAAGACCCAGGCCCTCGCCGATCTGGAGGCCGCCTATCAGGCGCGCATGGAGGCGGGTTTCGCGCACGACTTCGGAGATGGTGTGGAACATCTACAGGTCAGCCGAACGGAGGATCAGGTCCGCTGGCTCGGCTACAAGGACGCCTGTGAGGACCAGATCGCAGCCGGGTTCGGTGCGGCGCCGGTCGCCATTCCCATCCGGTCGTTCGAGAACATCACCCACACAGTTACTGCCAACGAGGGTCGCGCCCTGATGATCGCCCTGCGCGGCTGGATGGCGACCCAACTCGCGTGGACCTGGGCGATGAAGGACCACATCGAAACCCTCACCACGCAAGAGCAGTTCGCCGCTCTCGACTTCGGAAGCTGACGCATGTCTATCTTGAGCAACGACGACTGGATCGCCTCAACAAAGCAGATCCTTGAGTTCTACAAGTCCGCCCCCCGCACTTCAGTCGCAGCCGGCTTCTTTTCGCTGTTCGACCTCGCCGGGCAGCCTGGACCGGGGGCGCTCGCTATCGGCAACACCGCTAACGGTGTTGTGCCGATCGACACAGATGCGGGCTATTGGCCGATCAACGCCTTCGCAGGCGGGGCGAAGGGCTACCTCTCGCGCGTGGCCTATGCTTCGTCGGTGATCACACGGCTCGGCGTCTATGACCGCGTGTTTGCAGCAGGTGCTTACGGCTTCGCTTCCGGCACCACAAACCTCGCCAGCCAGCCATCGTTCGCCGCCCGCGTGCCCGGCGGTACGGACTTCAAAGGCCTGGAAATTTGGATCGAGTTCACGACCGCGCTCGCAACCGGCTCGGCTTTCAACGTCACGGTCACCTACACCGATCAGGACGGCAACACAGGCGCCACAACCGGCGCATTTGCGGTCGGCGCGGCTGGGAACGGCACCCTTGGGCGCATGTACCAACTTCCTCTCGCAGCAGGCGACACCGGCGTTCAGAGAATTGAAAGCGTAGTGATCACTCACACCGGCATGACGGCGGGCGCGATCAACGTCATGGTGCTGCGCCCGCTCGCGCCATCTCTCCGCGTCCCGATCATCAACGGCGGCGACCTGTTCGACATGTTCAAGACCGGGATGCCGGAAGTCTTCGCCGACAGCGCCATCTTCCTGATCTCCAACCCTGACAGCACCAGCACAGGGATCAACGAGGTCACGCTGGAGATCGCATCAGGATGAGCTTCCTAACGAAAGCGGAACTGAACGGCGCGCGCAAGCTGCGGGTGAACTACCAGAAAATCGTCTCGGTCACAGGCGGGAGTTTTCAGGGCCGGTCCAACCCCTTCGCCAACAACGGCTTCCCAGCTACCGGAACGTATGCTGGATCGAACACCGCGAACGGCGTCGTGCCGACCGATGCGATCACAGGCTTCCCGGTTCTCCCATCATTTGGCGGGCTTGAGGGCTACATCTCCGCCATCGAACTGCACATGGCATGCACCAGCTGGCGCAGCGGTTGGTTGTTCGACCTGCTCTTTAAGGCCGGGGCCTACAGCTTCGGCGCGGACGTTACGCTCACCGCCCAGCCCTCGTTCGCCGCCCGCGTGCCCGGGGCCGACTACAAGGGCCTGGAGATCTGGGTCGAGAGCGCTACGACGTTCGCCGGAACTGCTGTGGTGACAGTGGATTACGAAGACGAGAACGGCACACCTCGTGTCGCAACCGCAACGCTCCTGGCCACGCAAGATCTGAACCGCGCAACCCGCATGAGTATGGCTTCGGCAGGCGTCTCCAAGATCACGCGGGTTCGCGAGGCTGGCGCAACCGGCGGCACGTTTAATGTCGTCGTGCTGCGGCGACTGCTGAACCTTCTTATCGGCACACAACTCACGTCGTCAGCATCGGTTGGGTATATCGGCAACCCTTTCAGCTACCTAACAACAGGTCTTCCCCGCGTCTACGAGGACAGCGCGCTCTACGTGATCGGCGACGGCTTTGGCGGATCGCGAACCTGGGGCTTCTCCCTCGAAATTGCACTGGGCTAAGGCGTGTCCAGCCTAACCTTCCGCACCGCCTGGAGGCAGACCACGCGAGACGCTTTCGGCGTGGCGGCGGGCGATCTTGCGACGTTGTTGACGACCGAGTTCTACGGGGCGGCAGGCGGCAGCAACTTCACGCTCACGCCGGCTGACGCCGCCACCGCTACGGACACTGTAGCCAAGGCGATCGGCAGCGCCCGCACCGACACCGCTGGCACAACTGACGGGCTAGGTAACGCCGACGCCAAGGCGGTTGCAGACACCGCGTCATCTCTGGATGCGTTCCTGGCTGCATACGGGCTGACCCGCACCGACGCGGTGACTGTGACGGACGTTGCCAACCCGGCGATAGTCATACCGAACCAGAGCTACACGCTGTTCCCTACCGACAGCGTCCTGACGGCAGACGCGACGCTTATCGGCTGGGGTCGCTCCACCGTTCAGGTCGAGGTCGCCCGCATCGGTCTGCGCGCCCGCCTGCGTCCCACCCCAGCGAAAGCGCGAGGCACCCGGCGAGGAGACGTCGACGAGGCGATCGCCTCAGCGGTGACGGCAGTGGACGCACGCCTGCTGATCTCAGACTTCTCCCGTGTGTTCGCGGAGACCGCGACCCCAGTGGACGCACTCCAGAAGGCGATCTCTCCAGCCGTTGTCGTTGAGGCCGTCAGCGTCACCGACGGCGTGCAGCTGGACTATACCTACGTCCGCACCTTCGCCCACAGCGTCGCCCCGACCGACGGCATCGTGACCTTGTCCGCCGCCGGCCTGACCGCCGCCAGCGTCGCATTCGCGTTCGACAGCATCGCAAGGGCGGTCGCCGCCGCGCCCGCGGACACGCTGACCCTTGCCGAGACCGTGGCGCGAGCAGCCGACAAACTCTTGGGCGACACCGCGTCGGCTGTGGACAGTCTTGGGAAGGCCATCACGCAGGCGACCATTAACGACGCCGTGACGGCCACCGACGTCGCCAACCCCGCCATCGGCACGACGATCTTCGTGCTGGTTCATGCAATTTCTGGAGGCGCAGGCGCGTCGTTCGCCGGCGCACAGCCCGGCGACCTCGGGATCATATTCGCTCAGTCCGCGTCAAGCAGTTCTGCTCCGAGCATCGGCACTCCGGCAGGCTGGACTCAGCTGGCGAACGCCGACTGGACGGCAGGCGTCGCCTACGAGTACGGGATCTACGCTAAGGTCTTGAACGCATCTGACATCGCTAACCCCATAACCATCAGCGGTGTGAGCGAGTACTTCAGTGTTGCCTACCGCGGCCCGACTGTTGCGACCGTGAAGACGGTCAACTCAACAACGTCCACATCGAACGCCACTCCAGGCTTCACGAAAAACGCCGGCTGTAAGGGCCTAGTTCTGTGGTGCTCGGACCGCATGCCCTCGACGCCAATCGTCGTGCCCGCCATCGCCGCATCGCGGATCAACACCACGATCGCTACACTTTGGACACAGGCAGTGGCCGACATCGTCAACCCCGCTAACTACCCGAACGGGGCAGCGTTGAACTGGACTTCGCTGCTTGGGACTTTCGGGAACTTCACAGCCGCCGTCGAACTCACGTGATCCTTGCCACCCGACATGCTAACAGTTAGGCTCTCGCGAACCACCACATCCTAACAAGGACCGCCGTCGATGCAGCCGTTCGAAGAAATGCTGAAGATGACCGGTGAGCTTCGATTGACGCTGACCGACGAGCACGGCGAGGTCAAGCAAGACATCGTGGTGAAGAACCTCGTCACCACGGTCGGCAAAGGCGTCATCGCCGACCGGATGAAGGCGGCCCCCGCCATCGCAGCCATGACGCACATGGCGGTCGGCACCAACAACACCGCAGCCGCAGCCGGCGACACCACTCTCGGCACAGAACTGGCGCGGGTGGCGCTGACCTCAACCGGCGTGGCCGGGGCGGTGATCACCTACATCGGCACCTTCGGGCCCGGCGTCGGCACCGGCGCCCTGGTCGAGGCGGGGATACTCAACGCGGGCTCTGGCGGGTCGCTGCTCGCGCGAACCGTGTTCTCCGTGATCAACAAGGCGGCTGGCGACAGCCTGACCATCACCTGGACCGTCACCATCAACTAATCGCCCTAGCCGAGGTGACGCATGGGCGTGCCCCTGTTCTCGAACAATGCCGCCGGAACCCTCGCCGGGAGCTATAACTCGGCGGCGGTGAGTCTAACGCTGACCGCCGGGCAGGGGAGCCTATTTCCCTCGCCCAGCGGTGGCGACTGGTTCATGGCGACCATCGTCAACAACCTCAACGTCATCGAGATCGTCAAGGTCACAGCGCGCGCCAGCGACACCTTGACCGTGGTGAGAGGGCAGGAGGGAACCGCCGCCCGCGCCCTCGCCGCCGGTGAGAAAATCGAGCTACGCCTGACCGCCGGCGCGCTCGATGCGCTGAAGGGCAAGGTCCAGCAGACCGCCGACATCGCCGACGACGCGATCACCACGTCGAAACTGGCGGACCTCTCGGTCACGGCCTCCAAGCTGGCCATGGGCGCGATCGACTCCGCCGGGCTGATCGCCAACGGGGTCATCACCGCCGCCAAGTTCGCCACCGGGGCCGTGCTCACAGCCCTAGGCTTCACGCCTATTCAGCAGGGCGGCGGCATCGGTCAGACCGGCAACAAGATCTACATCGGCTGGTCCACCAACCGTCTCCGCGCTCAGGTCGACGTCACGGACATCGGCTACATCCTAACTGAGAGAGACGACGGTGGTGCGAGCGGAGCGGGCTATCGCGGCGTGCCGCAAGTGCAGATCGAGGCCAATGCGGTCCTCGGCGTTGCCCATGGCGGGAAGCACATTCTCCACGCAGGCGGCGGGACGCACAACTACGAGATCCCCAACGACACGACGCCGTTCGAGTACGGGACCACGATCCAGATCATCAACCACGCAGGCACCGTCACCATCACTCCTGCCGCAGGCGTGACGCTCAGCTGGTCGCCTAGCGGCGGCACCGGCGCCCGCACTCTGGCGGCGAAAGGCACCGCGTGGGTCCAGAAGATCGGCGACAACCTGTGGATCGTCCACGGGGTGGGCATCAGCTGATGCAGGTGCCGTTCTCACTTGAGGAGCTTCTCGCCCTACTAACCCTCACCGCAGCAGGCGTCTCCGCTTTCGCCGTGACGCGTCAGCGTACCGCGGATCTGGAGGGGCGCGTTGAACGCGCCGAGGCAGCGTTGGAGAACCTGAAGGCCAATGTCGTGACCACCACCCTCCTGGCAGCGGCGGTGGACAATCTAAAGGAGGTGGCCGCCACCATGGCCACCGAGATGGCTGAGACGCGTCGCGCGATCAACAGCCTCGGCGAGAGCTTGGTCCGGGTTGAGGCCCGGGTCGACATGAGCATCCCGCTTGTGGGACGCCACCCCAGAGGAGATCGCGATGCGATTTGAAGACGCACTGAAGAAGTACAAGGCGGACAGTGTGGGCGGAGTCGCCCAAGTGCTCACGCCGACCGGCCATGTGACCATCGGTCGCCACCACGAAGGTTTCCTGATCCCGGCGGACACCCCGGAGGCTCGCGCCATTCTAGGCATGCCGGAGCCCGGCGAGGAGCCCGTGGTCGTCGAGAAGCCGCCGCGCCGCCGCCGCGCCGCCCCTGCCGCTACCGAGGCTGCTGAGCCGGCCCCGACCGTTGAGCCGGAAGGCGAGGGCGAGGGCGAGGGCGAGGGCGACGGCGAGGGCGAGGGCGACGAGGAAACCGGCGAGTAAGCTATGTCCGCCGTGAAGGTCTTTGCCTTCGACGGGCTGGTTCCGAGGCTGTCCCCCACGCTGCTGGGGGACAACTTCGCCCAG